CGTATCCTCACATGTCATCGTGTAGACTTTGCTGTTGGGGAACAGCTTGGAGTCCTCATCGCTCTCGTTGACGTACTGGGTCATGAAGAGTCGGACAACATCTGCTACCTCTCGGATACTTGCATGCTTGATGCACTCGCGGAGAGTCATGTCGTAATCGATGACCTTGGTCTCGCTGGTGGGAGGGATAATGACTTGCGGTGGTTCGGGTAAAGCGATGGGTTCACTGCTCTCTGGCTCCGCACGATTGTCGTTGAGGTACGCGATAAGACCTGACTTATCTACTGGCACTTCGACTGGTATGAAAGGCCCAATGACCTTGGCTTGAGCCATCGTTCCTGAGAACTCTCCTGTGGCTATGTTTCGGTATAGGTTCATTCCATCATCTCCTCAAGGGCAATTACATCCACTGGTTCCCACTCTGGCTGCTCATCAGGATCAATATCCTCCTCGATGTACTCAACCATTCTTTCGAGGTTCTCACTCCATGCAATCTGGAACGTCCGACCATAACGAAACTGAGTGTAGTCGTAGGTGGTGTGGCCTTGATTGGCGTAGACTCCCTTACAGTCATACCACTCGACCATAGGTCTCTTGCCTACATCTGGGCATTGCTCGACAATTCGGGTCAGCTTTGCTGCATACTCTGCTAATGTCATCATTGGTAATACCTCGGTTGGTTAGGATTTTGGGTACGCGAGACGATCAAACTCTCGGACGTTATCCCAGTCGCTGTCGGCAATAAATCGCCTGACAACCACTCGGAGTGATTCTCTTCGCACTACCGCTTGCTTGGGTAGGGGAGAGGCAAAGTTCTTGTTGTGATTTTTCTCAATACGAACAGCCAATGCAGTGATTGCATCAGGGTTGTTGAGGCATCGGAACTTCATGTTCTCGTACTGGAACGTGATCTGACCCTTCTCGTTCTCGTAGGGCATCGGAGCGTATAGAGCCTTGACTCTCAGAGTTACTGCAAATAGCTTTAAACACATAGGGTTTTCCTCGGTTGGTTAGCCTTCCTTGGCTTGGTCTCCTTGATTGGGCGCGTGACTACGAGTGCGTATACCCGTCTGGCTCAATGCCAAGCCACATACCCTCGCCAGTTGGCTGGAGCATCACGCATCCAGAGCCATTGAATACCCTCTTGCGAAACTCGCGGTAGGTTATCGTCAAAGGATGAGTGTTATCAGGGTGGCAGTAGCGCACGAAGACCTTGTATACGGCCTTGCGTTGCGGCTTGGTTAGGTTGCTCATGTACAGTGCGTTTCCAAACATGGGGTGATCCTCTAGTAGTTGAAGCCTGTTAGCTTGCGAATGTAGGCTAGGTTTGGGCCGAGATACTCGACCTTGAATGACGCGGTGAACGGACATCCACAGCAGTCGCTCTCGTGATGGCATTGGCGAGACTCAGGGCAGCAAGTGCGGTCGAAGTGAAACGCGCAATTGATCAGCTCGTCCTCGTCTTGAGGGAGTCCGTTATCGTTCTCGATACGCCATATCTGGGTGGCGTAAGAATCGAACTCCTCTGGCTTCTCGTAGAAACCTTGGATGCTGATGCCCTCAAGGGGCAATTCGCTTTCGTACTCTGCTTCGGCTGGGTCGTATCGGGTAACAATTTCCATTGGATAGTCCTCGGTTAGTTATTGTTGGGGTTGCTTCCGTGCTGGCTGCTCTCCTTGATTGAGCGCGTGTCACATGAGCACGAGCGACACATACAGGATGGATGCAGCGCATCCAGTAATCATCGTTGCGATGCAGGCATTGAGCAGGAGAGGCAGAACCTCGTGCAGGAATTGGTCTCGCATAGTTTGCGGTGGGCGTGAAGCTCGGATGATTATCGGACGGGTACGCGCTGTTTTATGTGGGTTTTGCATGGGAATTTTCCTCAAATTTTAGGCACAAAAAAAGCGCCCCCGAAGGGACGCTAGTGGGTGGGTGAGATTATGCAGACAAGGCGTTGATCACCATGCTGCGCTCTCCAGCAGACAGGCTCTCAAGAGCCTTGATGATCCCTGCAAGCTGCTTCGAGATAGCAACCGAAGGTTGTACGGGAGTCGCCTCGGACACCTTGCCAGCGGAGGTTTTTGCGTTGAGTGCAATCAGCATAGCTGATTTCTTGCGAGGATCAACGACCTTGGCGAGCATGTTTTTCAGGAACGCTGCCGAGGATTTTGCGTATTTCGCAACGAGCTGCTCGTCAGTCAACTCGACTTCGGAAGCCTTCGGCTTCGCTGGAGTCGCTGGAGCAAGACCAAGGAACTTGGCAATCGCAGGGATGGGTTTCTTATTTTTCGTGACGCGGTTCTCGTGGCGACGTTGAATTTCTGCGAGAGCAACTTCGTTGCCAGCCGTTGCCAACACGATTAACTCTGCGGATTTCAAAGAATTTAAATTTTCCATGGTCGTACTCCAAAAATATTTCAATGACCGAAGCGATTGCTGCGGTTCACTGGGCCTTCTCCTTGTCGAGCGCGTGTGTATGCGTGTGTGAGGACGATGGATTCTGGAGATCGGGACATCATGTGTGTGCGATATGTGCGCGTAGATCGATGTTCTGGAGTGCAATAACCCCTTTCGGAGGCGCAATAACCTCCAAAAAAGCGCAATAACTATCGGGGGTTCGACCTTACACAGGTCGGGAGAGTCAATAACTACGGGGGTCTCAGGCCGATTGTGCCAAATGTGTTCCATAATCGAGGCCAAATGAGTCTGATTTGCGCAGGATCACGCGATGTGTGTGCGCGAGAGAGGGGGGGCGTACACCCCCTTTCGCCGATTGGTTTTCCAGCCGATTTGACTCCCCGACATACATATTACAGCGGCAAATTCTGGAAACCTTGTCTCCAATACTAGACAAGTAAATTAAAACAACAGGGAATAAACAGTATGCCCATTAAGAACCAGCGACCCACAGCTTCTGCAAGCTCAGTTGATGACGAAGCTCTAGCAAATCCAACGCCTAAGCTCAATAAGGATGGCACACCAAGGAAGCCCTACACCAAGAAGGGAATCACCTCCAGCTACAAGCGTAAAGGTGTTGCTTACGGAAGCTCAAAACCCACCGCTGCAATGAAAGTAAACGCCACCTCACATGACAGGCGAATGCTGGACGAAGCAAAGCGATCTCCGCTACATAAGGTATCCACTAGCAAGCTAACCACCTACACGTTAGTCCCAGCAGACTACAAGCCAACCATCCTCACCACACCCTCTCATCTGGCCCGACAAATAGAGCAGCCAGAAGAACCTGCCGAGACTGAAGAGCAGATATACCTCGAATCAATCAAGGCAGAAAGACCAGACCCTGTTGATCCCCAGTGCTACAAAGTAGAGTTCCCAGAATCCATGAAGCCAGAACAAGACGCAGAAGAACAAGCAGCTCACGACTACTATCTATCTCACACAGCAGCAACCAGAGAAGCAGCTCGGCACACAGAAGCCAAAAGAACAGAGGAAGCTCTCACAGTCATGAATGCTCCCATCAATCACCTACAACCTAACGACATTGCCAAGATGCGATCCCAAGTATTCGCCACAGTCGCCACACAGACCAATAAAGTAGTCGGAGTCCTCAACGGAACAGAGCAATGGAACCCACAGCAAGTCAGACTCTACGGAATGCTCCTCAACAAAGTCCTACCCGACCTCCACCATAGCTACAGCGAAGTAGCACTCCAAGATTCAGACGTAAACAAGCTCACCCGAAAGGAACTGGAAGACATCATCGCCTCATCCTCCAACACAACTGCCGCCCAAGACATAATAGAAGAAGACTACCGACCATCATTCAACAGCCAGCCTCATCCTGATCCCACTGGCCCAGTAATCATTACCCACACAAAGCCAAAAGAAGCAGAGGAATAAACCATGGTCTCTAAAGTAGAAGCAGCTCAACGTCTCCTCACTCTACAAGAAGCAGGGGAATCCTTTGGTGCATTCTGTCGTCTTCACCACCCACAGTGGAAAGTACCCATGTTCCACCACAAGCTCATCGAAGCCCTAGATCGCATAGAGAAAGGACAACTCCTCTCCGACTTCAATGACGAGTGGGCAGTCATCGAACACAACCACAACAACCGAAACTCACCAGAGCTACAGAAGACCTACACCCGACCACTAGAAACACACACACTCCACAACGTCATGATCAACATGCCACCGCGTCACTCAAAGTCCAGCTACGCCACCCAGTTATTCCCTAGCTATTACCTAGCCAGAAACCCTACGCGATTCTCCATGACCGCCTCATACAACTCACAACTAGCAACGGACTTTGGTCGCCAGCAACGCCTATACCTACAGCACGAAGAAACCGAAATGGTCTTCCCTGACTTTGCCCTAGCCAAAGACTCTCGTGCTCAAGACGTATTCCGAACCACAGAAGGAGGAGCTGCCTTCAACATCGGTATGGGAGCCACCACATCAGGAAGACCTGCAACCCTCCTATCCATAGATGACCCGATCAAATCCAGAAAGGAAGCCGACTCCGCAACCCAACGCCAGAAAGCATGGGACTATTACACCTCCGCACTCACCACTCGACTCCAGCCAGAAACAAATGGAGAGTCGCCCATCCAGATAGTCTGCTACACCCGTTGGCATCCAGATGACCTCGGCTCCCGAATCATGCAAACAGAAGATTGGGCAGAAGGCCGATGGCTACACATTGTATTCCCAGCAATCATCCAAGCAGAGTCTCCAACCTCTCGCCCAGTCAGCGAGCTGCCTCGCAGTGACTCAAGATACATACCCAAGACTAAGCTCCAAGAGGTAGATGAAAACCTACGCACCTATAATCCCATCATCGAAACTGCCCTCTGGCCTGCTCGGTTCCCCATCGATGAACTCAAGCGCAAACAGCGTATGAACCCACGAGACTTCGCAGCCCTATACCTACAGAACCCAAGGATAGAAGGCGGTAACTTAATCAAGCAGCAGTGGTGGAGACTCTACGACAAGGACAGCATGAGAACCGATGACTATGCACAGATCATCATTGCTATCGACACAGCCTTCAAGAAGACCCAGACCTCTGACTACACAGTAGCCATGACCATGGGCATCACCAGAAATGGTGACATCTACATCATCGACATAATAAAGGGTAAGTGGGACTTCCCCGAACTCAAGGCTCAATCAATCGCCCTAAACAATAAGTGGCGAGGCAGGGGATTACGCGCCCTCTATATAGAGGACAAAGCCAGTGGACAATCTCTCATACAAGAACTCAGACGCGAGTCAGGTATCTCAGTAATAGCCCACAAAGTAGTTCACGATAAGGTATCTCGCGTACACGCGATCACCCCACTCATAGAATCAGGAAGGGTCTACTTACCCAAGGGTGCGCCATGGTTTGATGACTTCATCGAAGAGACCCTCTCATTCCCCAGCGGAACCCACGATGACCAAGTGGATGCCATGAGTATGGGTCTGGACATCCTGTCCAGAACAACCATCAACCCAGACCAAGCCTTCGGTATGCTCTCAGGACATGGATCACTCAACAGTGAGAATGCTTACGGACATTCCGACATATCAAACTCACCAAGTGATCGAGCACCCAACAGCAATAGACACTCTTCATCGAGCGACTCAGCTTCATGGTATGGATGGGGAGAGTAGCAATAGGGCAGGACGACCCAAGCCTACCCATCACCCAAAATCATCAAAGCAACAATAACAGCTAGGGTGATTTATGGGGTGGGGCGGCACTAACCTAACAAGCAGCATTAAGACGATCTCTCAGGGTCAAGCCAATACCATGACAGACGAAGAGATTGCAGCAATGTCACCCTCCCAGCGTAATGCCTATCTATCTAAAATAAGTAGGGCATCGAACAATCGACTTTCCGCTACACCAGCATCAGCTCAAAGTACGAGCCATGCACGATTTAACTCACAGGGCTAACAGCAGACATGAGCTACTATAAAACAGGCACTGCCGACTCCAGCGAAGTTATCATTGACCTATCTATGCACTTAGATTCCCTGATGTCGTATGACGATATTTCCGACCTCCTCTCCGAGGAGGATGAGAAGAAGATTTGCGCCTACGTCCAAGCCATGGGTCGAATGGCACATGATAAAGTCTCGCAGCGTTATCCCCAATGGAAGCGTGCAGACGAAGCTCACGACATCTATGTACCACCAGACGCAACCAAGTTCCGCGAGAAAGCAGTCATCGCAGACACACGAGCCATAGCCGACACTGTACTAACCTACCTTATGTCAGCACTGGCTGGTCGTAACCCGATGTTCATGCTAGAAGGACTTGACCGCAAGTCACGCGAATCTTCCGCTATCCTAGAACGCTTGATGCACCAGCACATGCGAAGAACAGCAGGCGAGGCTGGAATAGCCCAGCACCTACTAGACAGTATCCGTTATGGTTACGCCCCAACCAAAGTAATCTGGAACCCGAACACTAACACCAACGACATCATTAACTACAACCCAAGACGCACCTTCCACGA